CGACATCCTTAAACTCACCTGGTTGTATTGGAGATGCTTCATCTCTAACCCTTACTCCTCTTTGTTTAAATCCAGCAGGTAAGTTTGATAACGTACCAGCATCGATGAGCTGTCTGAGAATGGAGGTTGCTGCACGAGACAACCCACCGATTGTGTGTAACAAGCCAAAGCCGTAAAAGCCAAAACCTGGTAAAAACTTAAAATGAACGAAATATTGTCTTTTTCGTTTTAATGGATCTTGTTCTCTATAGTTTCTAACCACCGATAAAACTTTATTTGAACCTTGATCGATGGTGACAATATAAGGTAACATAATACCCGAAGGCTCCCCTTGACCATCCATATCTTCAAAGCCTTCCAAATCCAAGTCAACATGGACTTCAAGTAAGGTGTAGCTATCGTCTGAATAATTAGGGTGTAATCCTTGAAGCTCATCAGTAGTTTCTTGAATAGATCCTTCATCCTCTCCATCAGTTGAAGATAACTCAACATCTTTATACACTCCTGCGACTTGTAATTTGCGAATATCATTGTGGCTCATTCGTACCATATGTGTAACTCGTTCTGCTGTTCTGATATCAGAAGCAGAATATGGAACTACTAAATCCTCGGCGGGTACAAATTTAGATACCGCTCTTTGTTTTGTAGGATCAAAATAAACTTTTTTAAAGGTAGAACCAGTAAGCGGCAAATAAAATAACATTTGATCTGTGTCTTGGTCATACTCTTCCATGACTTCAGTTACTTGATAGTTCATAAAGTCTTTTATTCTTTGTGCTTGATCCTCTGTTTCTTTTGTTGGTACACCTAAAATCTGTGCTTTCACAGGTCCACCACTTGGTAACATCTCTTTGTACGCTTGTGCTTGAAATTGTGTTGTTGCTTCTGATAGTAATGGATGTGTTACACCACTTGCACCCAAGAACGGATCGCTTCTGTCTTCATAATTTATACCGAGCAGATTTAATCCTTTTGCAATCGCTTCTTCCCAATCTTGTCTGGACTCCAAATCTTCTTTTACTTTAGCTTGTAACTCAGATGCAATGGACGCTAATTCACCCTCTTCTAAAACTTCTGCAAGATTAGCATCATGATTATACGGCTCTGCCATGACTGGGATTTGTTCTTCACCCATGTCAAGTTCTATACCTTCTGGCAATTCATCAATATCATCTTGTACTTGTAGGGCAAGTTGCTCTTCCATAGGGACTGGTACACCACCTGCTCCCATAGATTTTTCGACCATACCTGCAATATCTCTTGGTTGTTCTGCCATTAACTTGCCTTTCTTCTAAGATCTATATAACCACCTTTAGCTCTAAAAGTAAATTTACCTTCTGCTAATTTTCTTCCTTTTGACCCAGGTTCTAGATTAATAACAAACTGTGCGGGTCTATTTAACTGTGCTCTTTTGGTGTTGTCTTTAGAAATCACTTCAAAGATTCTGTCTCTATCAACTTCTGCACCAGCATCTTCAAACCTTTTTGCCACAGTTAATAACGTACTGTCGTAAGTTCCCATACCAAAAGTTTTCTTCATTCCTCGTATGGAGTCATCCTCTTTTGCTCTTGATGCCCACTGATCTTCTCTGTGTGGAACAACTATACCATTAATAGGTTCTCCGTACAATTCCTCAAATCTAGGATCTGTTATTTTATGTATCAAAGATTGTACCAAGCCTCTAGCTGTCTGTGCCATTGTAGCATTATGTGGTGCTCTAGTATATTGTTGTTTATCATTAATATGTTTATACAACCTCATTGCTGCTTCTTTTAACTCACTTGGAGTGTAGTTATAGTCTTTTGCATTTTTTTCTGCATGTTCTACTAGTTTCTTAAAACGTCTATCTATTTCAGTATTGTTATCTGTACCCACTCTATTGTCTTCAACTAACTGTTGGAGACGAGGTATTTCTTTTTCAAGTTTATCTTTTTCTTTTTTTATTTTCTCTGCTCTAGTTTTATCTCCAGTTAAAAACCCTTTGTATCCTTGTGAAAAAAACAACTTATATGGATTTGACGCATCTGCTTTATAAAACTCAAATTGATCTGCATTATAGTCATAATTGTCATACGGCACAGGTGTTAGTCTTCTTGATATTGTACGGAACGTATCTTCTAAGGCACCTGTTGGAAGAGACTGTCTAAATCTTTCAAGTAAAGATCGTGTCGGTGATGACGCTATTTGAACATCTGCCGCGTCTTCACCTCTTATAGGTTTTATTTTCTCGTTTTTTAACATAGATGCAATTAACAGTTTTTTCTTTAAAGCGTTTTTATCATTTAATCCTAGTTGCTTTGAATATTTCTCAACAGCTTGTCTTCCTATTTCTGGTACAGATCTTCTGTTTATTTCTTGCATATACATAGCGAAGTTTCCATCTTCTGGAACAAAACCTATTTTGTCCGTCATTCGATCTATTAACCTAGATAGTTCTTTTTCTGCTTCTACTTTTACTTTTTCTGGTAGAATATTTTGTATATCTGCCATAATTCCTGAATATTCAAACATATAAGTCTCTGGAAAACGGTTTGTGTCTGTATAACGCTGACCCGATGCAGAGTCTATGTTGTTGTCTGCAATGGCATCAAAGTCTATCGCAGCTAACTCTGACTTAAATTTATTAGCTAAATGTGATGAAAGTTCGTGTCTTATTACGTTCAACGCTTGTTCATTAACAGCTTCGTTGATTCCTCTGTTTAAACTTGACTCTAGTGCTTTTATTCCCGCATCTGTTAAATCTTGTTCACTTATCTCACCACGAAAACCAAGCTCAGTAGCTGCTTCTTCTGCAAAAGCATCACTAGAGTCTGCAAAAAAATCTTTAAGCTGAGCGTCACTATAACCTTTTTCTTTTAAATTCGTAAGCAAAGCCTCTTCAAACATGTCTCGTGAATCATTGGAAAGCATATTAGAACCTTCAATAGCAGCTGATTCATATAACATTCCTCTTTTGGTTAATCCTCTGGTTTCCCCAGAATTTGAAGTTGCTATACCTAAATCACTTCTATCATCTCCGGGTAAATACTGTACGTTTGATCTAAGAGGCATATGACCGAAAATTAATTCTCGTAAACTCTTGTTTTCTTTAGGATATCCAAGTTGTTTTAAGTACGTTGCGTTCTCGTCTCCTTCAATATTCATTTCCTTATTACTAAGTCTACCTTGTTTATTAAAGTAATTTGCATTTGTAGACCGCGTTGGATTCTTTTTTATAGGAGTTTTTATATCATTTCTTTCAAGTATTGATGAAATAACACCAGCAAGTCTGTCTGGTGCAGGCAGAGAAAACTCATTGTTCTGTGCCATTTGAAACCCATCAAACTCTCTCATTTCAGTTTGACGAGGGTCATTACCGAACTGTGTGCCCTCAAACGGATCCATTGCTTCAAGACCAGATACAAAATTATCTGCCATTTTTTCGTAGTCACTATCTGTAAACAGAATACTTTCTATCATGGACTCAAGTTTATTTAATCTTTCATCGGGTCTTTGCCTTGCACTAACCTGTGTAGTTTCTTTGTTTTTAGCGTAGGCTTTGAAATAACGCAGTACATCCTTAACAAAATCAGCTTTGTTTTTTAAATATACTAAGTCATCTAAAGTTACATTCTGTATCTTAGATATTTCCATTGGTGCTGTTCTTGTAGCTTGAAAGTTTTTTATTTGAGCGTCTATCTTCTCTGCCTGCTCTTCGGCAATTTTTAAATTATTTTCTGCCTCTTCAAAAATTTTTCTTCTAGCTGCTAAGTCTTGATTAAACTGTGAAGGAGCATCATTGGCGGGCATATCTTGATCCATCGAATCAAGGACTCTAATTTTGTTTCTTTCACTTGGTGTCAACATTTTATAGTTATCAATACTATCTCTACCCGTGAAATCACCAATAGTTGTACTTAAAGTTCTAATAGGTCGCTTGTCAGCAGGTCGAGCACCACCAGCAAATGTTCTGGTTAAATGTGGATCATTACCTATTAATGCTTGGTCAATAGCACTAGAGAATAATTCTGGTATTCCACCGTACTCCACTGGCATGTTATACGCATACTCTGGCTTTGCAAAATCTAATAAGTTCTCATATGTTCTAGTTACATCTGATTGTATTTCTTCAACTATAGCATATAGTTTATTGTCTGCTCCTCTTACAATCATGGCTCTTGTGTAGCCAAAACCCTTATTATAATAATCATGAGGCAACTTTAATTCTTTATCACTACCAGCCTCATAGTCTTCTATTGTCTGACCATTGGCTCTCGTTTTTTGTTGAACTGCGTTTACAACTGGACTG